TACATTTTCTACTTTTTTTAAATCTTTGATATTTCTAATTGGTTCTACGGTTGTCATAAAATCTCCTTTCTTCCCGTAACTACTAAACTTGAGATTGTTTTCTCTCTAGTAATTTTCGGACAAATAATTCTCACATTCAGTAAGTATCTCGTCATAATCATCATTCGTTAGTAATAAATAAGGTCTTGCAGGGATTTCAACAGATTTATTTTTGCCGGCTTGACCTCCGAGTTGATGAATTGCCGCATACTCTAAATTTGATCCGATAACCGCTGAATCATTGTCATAATACGTATTGATTGATGCGGCAAGTTTGCCTTCAACTTGTAAAATCTGTCCCGGCCATTTACGTTTTTTAGTTCTCTGTTTTTTTGTTGATTCTGCCAAATCCACCCATTTGTCAGGTCTGCCCTCTTCTTTAAAATTCTCTTCAGTTGAATAGGCAAAAATACCTGCGATGTTTTTCATCAACGGTCGCAGGTTTTCTGTCCTTTTTGCAAGATTAAGGAGTTTTTCATGAACTTCTTTATTATCAAATTCAATTTCAATCGGCTTGTCGCTCATATAATTCCTTTATTGGATAGTTTGCAATTAACAACTCTTTGAACATTTTATTTCGGTTCTCTACTCCCTCTCTGTTGTTGATTCCGTTTAATCTTTCAACAGCGATCATATCAAAGCCTTTGTATAGTTCTCTGATTTTAGGTGAATCGTCATAAGACAATAGAAAACGACCTTTGACCGCTCCTAAAACCTCTCTTAAACGCTCGTGGTCAAAATCTTTAGTGGAAGTTACTTCATAACCGCAACCTCTTGAATACGGAGGATCACAATAGAAAAATGCACCCTCGTGGTCATATTGATTGATTAATTTTTCAAAATCACGACCTTCAATCATTACTGTATCCAAACGTTCATGGATAGCCTCGATTTTTTTAGGAACATTGTGCAGGGATTTACAAGCACCGCCTGAAGTTTTCTTTACCGTTCCGAAAGTATCACCACGACCACCAAATGAACGAGTGATTAAAAAGTAAAATTGGACTGCCTTTTGAATGTCCGTTATAAATGTGCCGTTCAAGAATTGCAAAAACATCTCACGAGAGCCGAGTAAATGCCTCCATTCTTCAATAAAAGCATTAGGATGGTATTTGACAATGCGGAACAGATTTACAAGTCTGCCATCGAGGTCGTTGTAGACTTCCAAATCTGCCCACTTGTCTTTATAAAACAACACCCAACCGCCTCCGCCGAACGGTTCGATGTAGGATTTAATATCTTCAGGAATGAGTTTAGCGATGGTTTTTCTCAATAATCTTTTACCACCCACCCAATTTATTAAACATTTTCTATCAATAGTCATAATTCAAACTCCTTTTTATTACTGTTCAAATGCCGTTTTAATTACCTTCTATAAGACCGCTTGCAGGGTTATGACTCCACCCGACATCAGGTGCTACTCTTTTACCCGTCAGAGGATCTGTGTAAACTGTAACCGGCTTATATTCCCCCGACTTTTTAGAAACAAGAGCCAATTCCTCCGATAATGTGCCGGCAGAAGAACTAACAGTTCGGTTTTTCTTTTGCAGGTTGTAATCAGATAGTGCGTTTACTCTGCATCTGCACCTCCAACCGTTCGGAGGGTAAAAGCTCTGCCAAAATGGATCATCATATCTATAAATAAGTCCGTTAAGCATTGCGTGTTCAGGTCGTGTCGAGGCATCCATAACCGCCACATATTCCCAGTACGGTCGATTATCCACATTCTCGTATTGAGTTTTATATCGCCCTGTTTGATATGCAGTTTGCATATTAACGGAATAAATCGTTTTCAGACGGTACATTGAGCCAAGTTGAACTTTTTCTGCGACACCCTGACTATCAACAACTATCTGCTCACCCCACCAACCTTTCTTTTGCAGGGTTGGTTTAAGTTCCTTTGAAAATTCTCGGAATGTTTTTCCCTCTGTAAGTGCTTTTTCAAGAGCAGAGCGAATATCTTTTAAGATGTCCTCACGCATTGCTTTTGCTACTGTGAAAGATTTTTTATGAGCATCTTGCCATAATTCGTACCAGTCCCAAGAGAACTTATTGTTTTTATTCCTGAAATATTTTATTGCTAAAGAGGGTGCGAGTTTGAATAAACTTTTAAGTTGTACCATATGCAACCTCTGCTAATTTTCTTGCAACAGCCTCTATCACATTGACAGTTACAGCATTTCCTGCCATTTTGTATAAATGACCATCAACAAGTCCTATTTTTCGGCCGCATTCAACCATATCATCAGGTAATCCCTGAAGACGGAAACATTCAAGCGGTGTTAACCGTCTTATTCTGTAATTATCAATTGTTCCCATATTGCAGGATGTATCAAGCGTTTGGGAACAACCCCTACCAACTCTGCCTCTGCGGAGTTTTGATTCAGGATAAGCAAGACTTATTCCATCCCCGATTCGAGCTTCGTCATAACCTTTTTTAGTCCCGTTTTTAACATAATAAAGTCCGGCTTTACCACCCTGTCCACCACCATTTGCAGTTAGGCACGAACCGATTCCTGACGAATCATAAATACGATGTGCTTGTCCTTTTCCTTTTGTTTCATCTAACTGTTTTAATAATGGTTGGCGGCATAAATCACTTTGAGTGCGAATTGTTCCAACTTCATTTCTCTCTTCATTAACCCATTTTTCTTTGCTGTTCTTCCAATAAACTACGTTACCTTTTGGACCTGTGCAAGAATTTTTGCTGCTTGCTCCACTGATAGGAAATATTTTTCCGATACATTCGTTTCCATAACATCCAACAATGTAGACACGTTCTCTGTTTTGAGGAACGCCGAAGAACTTAGAATTAAGTAATTGCCATTGCACTTTATACCCAATGTCGGAGAGAATTTTAAGTATTGTTTGGAAAGTTCTTCCTCCATCGTGATTAAGTAAGCCTTTAACGTTTTCGAGAATAAAATATTTTGGTTTTTTGTCTTTGAGAATCCGTGCGACTTCAAAAAACATTGTGCCTCTTGTGTCTTCAAATCCTCGTCTTTTTCCTGCAATCGAAAAAGATTGGCAAGGAAATCCGCCACATAAGATATCGAAATCGGGGAGTTCTGTTGTATTGATTGTTGTGATGTCATTAAAAAAACACTCCTCTTCTGTATTAAAATAATTACTGTATAGTTTGTTTGCGTGTTTATCGTTGTCGCAATATCCAACGCATTTAAATCCGGCTCTTTCAAGTCCTATTCTAAAACCGCCAATTCCAGAGAAAAAATCAAAAAAAGTTAATTGTTTACTCATCTAATCCATCACTCCTTCCCTGTAATTCGCAAAGGAATAATGCTTTTTGAATAGTTTGTTCAAACTGTTTGCTTCGCAGATTTTTATCTGTCAGCAATTCAAATGCTTCCTCGTAATTCTCGCAAGATTCAAAGAGTTTTATTAAAGGTGAGAGCATACTTTGAGCTTGTTTATTCAAATCACCTTCAATTATGAATTTAAATAAATTCTCAATTTGAGCTTGTCCGGGAACGAGCTTTTCTTCCTCTTCCTTAAATTCTTTAAATTTAGGACTTGCAGGGATAATGTCTTCCCTAATATCAAAATCTTCCTCTTCAAGACCATAATTTTTTATGAAATACTCTTTTGTGAATTTAACACCTGTGTCAGAAAGGATTTTATCTCTTTGAGCCAAATTTAAATCAACATCTTCAGGTTCGTAAAGTTCAAAAACAGGGACTTCCGCATTAGCAAAATTAATTTCATATATCCATTGAATCAGTTGATTTATAACACCTTCAACCAGTTTTTTATCAGAATCAATAATGTCTTGACGGACTTGCATATGCGTATTTGATGCGGCATAACTTCCCGTTGATCCGATTTCAGTTGTTAAGGTTTGACCGAGAATTGCTTTGGATATCTCGGTATTCATTTTATCGATTAGTTTTTCATAAATCTCGGCAGAGGAAGATTTGCTTGCTTCCTGAATTTCAATAGATGAATCGTCAGGAATTACCGCAATGGCATCCTGAACCATATCCTCAAGCATATCCGCAAGAGAGTTTGTTTCCTCTTTTGTTGAACCTCTTGGATGTTTACCTATTAAGTGAGGCATTCCGTATTTTTCAGTAAACACCACCCAAAATTTTAATCCGCCTTTTTTAAAGGTTACATTCCAAAAGACACGAGATAGGGTGCGTTCGCCGTATGGATTATTGTATGATGGATTATTTTGTGCAAGCAGGAATTTTTTATCAGGAACAATTTCTCCGTAGTAATTTTCTTTTGTTCTGAATTTGAGATTATTGTCATCATCAAAACAAAACCATTCAGGAGGTTTTGCAGTTACTCTTTCAGGCATAATATGACCTGATTTATCTCTCTTCCATATAATTTCAAGAGGCTGAAACCCAAACTGTGTTGCATCTAAAATATCAGAAATGATTTTTTGTAAATCTAATCTTTTCAGTAATTTTTCTATTTCTTCTGCGTTTTGGTCTTTATCAAGACCTCTGTTTATTTCCCAATCAAGAGATAAAACACCGGCTTTGCGTGATTGAGTGCAAGCAAAAACGTGCGGATCACAAAGTAATTCTTTGTAAATCCTAATGTCTTTGCCTTGCTTTTTTAAGACAATATCAGGATCGGGGAGGATATTTGCCAAAGAATAAAAATTCAACGCACGTTTGCGAGTGGCAATTTCCTCCGTAATCCCTTTTTTCATACCTTTTTGTTTAAGAACGGAATCTTCCAACTTATGCACCTATATTCTTTTTGAACTTGCTCAATACATCAATCATTCCGACTTTATAGATGTTTTGCAGGACATCAATTTCAAAGACTTCCTGTTTATCAACGATTAATTTTGCGTAAGTTACGGACATCGTTGTTTCGTATTCGGCATTTTCTTGAGGTTTGATATTACCGAGCGGAAATTCTTTAAATGTTCCGATTATAAATGCTGTTGCAGGGACTTCAGATATTCTTCCGGCTCCGTTATATGTTTCAAGAGATGCTCTGACCTGAATCATTGCGGCAGTAAACGGATTTGAACAAGTCCTTAAAACAGCAGGATATAGTGCATTCCATTTAATCTTACATTCCATTTTATCTATGCCGGCAAAAAATTCAGCCGAGCCAACCATACCGAGTGCTTTGTGTTCTGCCATTTTGTGTTTAATTTGTGGTAGTTGAACTTCTTCTGCACGACCGAGCAGATTCACACCATCTAAATAAACATTGGCATTTGTTAGTTTGTTAATCTCAATCTTCGACATAATATTTCCTTTGGGGTTAAGTAATTACTTTTTAAATAGACCGCATTTCGTGATTTCAATTTCTGAATAATGCAGTATCACATATTCCTTACTGATGGCTTGTATAAGAGGACATTTATAAACGTTCTTGCAAAAGAAACAACTATCGTTTTCATCTGTGTGAACTTCTAAATTTTCCTCGTCATTTACTATTGCGTACATTAAGATGCTCCTAACGATTTCAACAATTCGATATCAATAAACGATTCAAAGGTTATGCGTTCCGCAGGAGTCGGAGGCATAAATTCAATATCGAAGAGCAGATGACCGTTAGCGAGTTCCGTTGTTGGGTTTTTATCTTGGTTAAAGGTGCATTTGCCATCAATCAATGCACCTCTACCGATTAAGGTTCTTATAAACTGGTTAACCGTTTCACAAATAGAATCGATTAAACCGTTGTCTATCGGGTAATCAATGAATTGCAACATTGAATATTCAACAGACTCGTGCAGGATGTCAGCGGTTCTTCTCACATTTATGAAATTAGTCGGAAGAGTCGATGACGGAAATGCCGCTGATCTGTTTCCCCAAGTTCTGAATCCCGTACCAAAGGAATTAAACACAGTTACAATTCCGGCTTCGTTGAGTGTATTTACTTCTGAAGTTGGATCATTAATCATTGATGTCAATTGTTTTTCAACACCAACAATTCCTTTTATTTCTGTGTTTGAAGGAGACCAATGATAACCTTTTTCAATATCTTTAGCGGCAATAACTCCTGCGAGTCTTTGAGAATAAGGTTGCAGTTTAATTGTATCTGTTTCAGTATCGTAAACTTTTAAATGCGGATAACATAGAATAATACGCTCTGAAGAGGTATTAAAGTTTATTGTTCCTTGTGAACCTCTTCCTGTTATTGCTTCCTGAACGGTTGTGCCGACAGGAGCATCAACTATTCCAATCGCTCTGATTTTATTACATATAACATTCATTTCAGAAACGATTGCTGTGTTTTCGCAAAATACAGGAGCAATTAAAGTTTTAGGATAATATCCGAATAAAGAATAACAATCTTCAAATGCTTTTAATCCTTTTCTTTTACCTGTTACGGCATCAATTCCTCCGATAATATCAGAAAGTGCAACATCTTCGACAGACTCGTGTTTAGATGGATCAAAAACATTTATTACAATTGCAATTCCTGCTCCCTGATCAAACATTGCATCAAGTGCATCAGGTATTGTAAATCCGGCTTTCGATTGTCCAAAATATCTGACCGCTTCAGTTTCATTAAGAATTAAAGTCGGTTCATTTATAGTTCTATATTGTTCTTCAACATCATCAATAGGAGCAGTTCCTATAATACCAATGACCGCAGTTTTTACGGTTTGAATAGTTCTTGCACCTTTTGTAATTTCTATTGTTTCAACGCCATGTAAAAATGATGCAGGCATATTTTATCCTCCTATGGGGTTATAATTCTTGTATATTTTGAGTTTTTAGTGTGAAGTTTATTCCGTACTGCCAAATTCCTTTGTTTTCCGAAATAAAATAATCTTTTGTGGGGATTAGAGATGTACATTCATCTATTTGAAATCCGCTTAATACGGCTTTAACATTATCGAGGTATTCATAAGCTCCGTTATTGTTACGGAGGTTTCTTGTGACGATAGTTACAGAAAATTCTTTTTGATTTACTTGAGTTACAAATCCGAGAGCCTGTGTTGAGGTGTAATTACTTCCCTGATAATGAACAAGCAACGCTCCTATTTGATGTAATAAAATAAATTCGCTCGGTTTATCCGGGAAACCCTCAACCAATATTTCAGGGAATGAGAGCTTTAGTTTTTCAATAATTGCATTTTCAACAGTTCTAATATTCACTTAACTTTTGCTTTCCGAATAATTTATCAAGAAGAGTTTTATTTGTTCGGTATTCGTCAGGATTGAAACTTGATGATTCAAGTAAGTCATTCTCTGCTTGCAGGGATATAATTCCTTTTTGAATGTCTCTTAAAGTGGCAATTGCATTTTTATAAGCACTCTCTATGACTTCAGGCATTTCATCTGCCATTCGTCTTGCGTATAAACGATAAACACTTAAATCAATAGCCAAGATACGAAGTAAAGGAAAATGGGTATCCAACGGCAGAGTATATCTGCCACGCAGATACCCATCGATGATAGCAGAAGAATAAACAATGGCTTCTGTTGCCACTTCACGATCGACAGTCTCTTCACCATCATCATTTGTCAGCTGGATAAGGGTAGGGGTAGAGATGTGTGTATCAATGTCCTCGATCGTGCAATAATCCATTAGATTCCTCTCAAAACTCTAACTTCTTGACCTTCAGTTACAGAATCTTGAGCGTAACCGTTAACTAATGCATCGCCTGTTGCTTTGACTGCTTTTCCGTTTGAATCTGATGCCACAGGTTCTCCGGCATTTATTGTGCCGGCTGATTCAACAAGCAAAGTTCCTAAAACAGCAATTGGAACATACTGACCGTTTTCAATAGAAACATCAGAAACACCGAGTGCTTTTTCACCGGTTCCGCAGTATGCACCATCAAAACCGATAAATCTGTGTTGTTCTATATCGGCAGTCGCTTTTACGGATTCAATCAATAAAGGTTGGTATAATTTATTTGCCATTAGATTCACCTCCGTTTTGACCTTCACCTTCGGTTTTTACTTCAGGTTTTTTAGTTTCAGTTTTTGTTTTTGTTTTGTTTTCTGTTTGTTTTGCAGGTGCTTTTTCTTTTACGAGTTCAACAAATCCTTCAAGTTTTTTGGCTTGTAAATCTGTTAATTCGATAATTGAACCTTCACCTCTTGATACTCCATCGTGTAAGATGGTTGTGTTTTTAACTTTGTATTTAGCCATTATTTTCCTCATCTTCCTTTGGTAAAGTATCTTGTTTTGGATCGTAACTTGGATCGTTTACACCTGTAATTAAATAGCCGGCTTCTGCACCAACCAAGAACGGTGTATAAATATCAGTTGCTCTGATATATTTAACTTTGTTGCCTTCTTTGTTGTATTCATCAACATTTAGGGCATCTTTTTTACGAACCGTATAACCGTAAGACGGATCGTATTCGGTTCTTGATGCACCTAATTTTGGAACATAAGCCAAGACAATGTTGTCTCTCCAAATTCGAGTGAAATTACCATTTGCATCGGCGAATATTGATTTACCGATTACAATGTTTTCAATTTCAAAGAACTCTTTTAATAGTTCAAGAGTAACCAGTTTGTTTTGGTTATTTGAAATTAAACCTTTTAATTGGTAGTTTCTTTTCAAAACACGCCAAGCATCTTCACCGATAACCATTGTGTTTGGATCTTGTGCAATTTTAGATGAAACGGCATTTTTTGCATCATCAATTACACCCTGCGGATCTGACACTTTCCAATTGAAACAAGACTTGCCTGATAAAATCTTTTTATTGCTTGAATCATATCTTGAAAGGTCTTGTGCCAAATCTGCACATTCTTTTTCGTGTTTTAATTGCAGACCGTTTGTAACAACATTAGTTGCGTGTAATTGCAATTTTACTTTTTCAGCTTCCTGTTCTTCTCTGTAATCGATAGGATATGAAAGATCGTGTTCTGTTAATGTTGCAGTATGTTTTGAGAAACCCTGCGGAGAAATAACATTAGAGTTTGCACGAATTGCTCTTTCAGTATCGTAGATATTGAACGCTTCTTTGTTAAATTGAAAAATATCAATTTTCTCTTTTTCAGAATAGATGGTCGGGAATAAGACATCTGCGACAAAAGCATTGTTTCTGTAACCACGAGCAACTTCTGAAAGGTACGCATTTATGCGTAAATCTTCAAGTCTTCCCATTTGCTCTCCTTAAATATTTAATTTTAGTAATGCATCTCTGAATGAGATTTGTTCTTTAGCGGCAAGTGCTTTTGCCTCTTTGAAAATTTCCAAACTGTCCTCATCGGCATTTGTAAATTTATCTTCTTCGGTGCTTGTAGCATCTGCTTGCTTTTCTTTAGTAGCAAGCTCTTGATATGTGATTTGGTTAGGCAAAGATTCAATAAAAGATTTAAAGCCATCAATGACTGGTGAATCTTCGCCGAACTTTTTCACATTATCTAATTCCTGTAAAACAGAAAGGACAATGTCTTTGTTTGCAGGAACGAGGATACCCTTTGTTATTTGTGCATCAATAAACTCGTTGAACTCTTTGTTTTTTAGAGATGTTTTAATCTCGTTCAACTCACGTTCAATAGCATCTTTACCTTCTGCTTTTTCTTTGAAAGATGCGACTTCATCTGTTAATGCATTGATTTTGTCTTTTAATGATTTAATAGTTTCAAGTTTTTGATGACGATTTTCGTCTTTTTGTTTAAATTTAGCCACTTGATCTTCCAAATCATCGATTTGTTTTTTGAGTGCATCTATATCCTCTTGAGAGAATTTATCTGCATCATCTTCAGTTTCATCTGATTCAAACTCGTAGGTGTCAGATTCAGCTTCCATAAATTTGATTGCTTCCAATCCCTTAACTTGAGGAATTGCCGCACCTAAAAATGAAACTGCTTTTAAATATGCACCTTTACCTTCAAGATTTCTGTATAACTCAACGGAAACTTTTTTATATTTCCCTGCGTTAACATCTTTTTCAAATTCTTCCGGCACATCTTTAAAACATACCTTTAACTTGTCATTCTCTGCTTTTACATCTTGCACCCATCCGTATGCAGGACCGGACTGTTGGTGGTCAATTGTAATCGGAGCTTCGCAGAACTTTGGATCATAGTTTGATGCAATTTCTGCAATTTGCTTTTTTGTAAATTTGCCTTGCGGATAAACGCCGGCTTTGAAAACTTCAAAATACTTCATTCGATAACCTTCTTTTAAATTTAAGTAATACAAAACTTTCTCTTACACACACTATAAATGGTGTTTCTGACCATTTTCAAATGACTTTTACTTATATTTTTTTATGAAATAGTCATTTGAATATTCTTTGTAAATACAGTTAAACTGTGTGCATAACCCCTTAATTAATTTGTATGGTTGTTAAGCCGAAAGGCTTTCAACCCCTTTTCTTTCTACAACAGCAAAGGAGTATTATGGATATTTTTGAAACTTTATCACCATTTATCGAGAATGTTGGTTTTCCTGCGTTAATATTCGCTATTTGGTACATTTATCACCAAGCTCAAGTTAAGGCTTTTGAAAAGATTATTCAGAACAATTTTGAAATCTTAAAAGACTTACTTGAAACAAATCAATACCATGCGGCATTGCTTTCAAGAATTGAAAGTAAGATTGATAACAATTTATGGTGTCCTCTTTTGAAAAAGGAGGTTCAATAAATGAATCCTGAAAGACTACAACTTAAAGGAATGCTCGCAGAATCTAAAAAACAGTATGGAGAATTAAAAACGCAAGCTTCCGGCTACGTTCTTATTATTCGTTCATTACTTAACCCATACGAAGATGTATCAAAACTTGATACTGAAAAAGCATTGTCATCTATGAAATTACTTTATGATGTCCAAGCTGAATTAAAAGAAGTAACACAAAAAATTAAAAATTTGGAGGCGGAACTTGAATAGTAAAAAGCATTTATTCAGCGAAGCCGAGAGGCTTTATATTTTTCAAAACAAAAATATTGACACCATTGCCAATGAGCTTAATCTCAATCGCAAAACAATTATGGCTTGGAAAGAAGAAGGCGATTGGGGAAATAGACGAAAAGAATATTTTAAATCTAAGCAAACCTTTCATGAAGAGTTATATGAGTTTGCTCGTAGCTTAATGAAAGGTATTTCTGAAGATATGAAAGCAGGTGAAAAAATTGATCCGGGAAGAATGTATGCGTTTTGCAAAGTAATACCAATGTTTGCAAAAGTTAAAGACTACGAGGATGTTGTCGCTAGAGCTAAAACGAAGAATCCGGCAAAAGGTTTAACACCTGAATTAATTGCACAAATCGAACAGGATATTTTAGGTATTCCACCTCAAACAGAATCAGAAGATGAAGAACAACTATAAATCATTTTTTCTGCCATATCAACTGAGATGGCTGAACGATAAATCAAAAGTAAAAATTTGGGAAAAATCCCGAAGAATAGGAGCGACATATGTACAAAGTTATGAAGACGTAAGGGACTGTGTTTATAAGCGAGTCCCTGCCGTTTGGTTTTCATCAGCGGATGAATCTGCCGCACGAGAATATATTGATTATTGCGAACAATGGACAAAACTCTTCAATGTAGCGGCAAAATCATTGGGTGAAGTAATTATTGATAACGATAAAGATATAAAGGCATTTGTAATTGAATTTAACAACGGTACAAAAATTCACGCACTTTCTTCAAACCCTAAAGGATTCCGTTCAAAGGGTGGAAAAGTTGTACTTGATGAATTTGCCTTTCACAAATCACCCATGGAGTTATGGAAAGCTGCACGACCATGTATTACTTGGGGATACCCTTTGCGGATACTCTCAACGCACAACGGGCAGAATTGCTTATATTATAAATTCATCGATCAAGTCCTAAAAGGAAAATTAAATTGGAGTCATCACAAAGTCCCGATCCAACTTGCAGTTGATGAAGGATTGGTTGATAAAATCTACGGAAGAGCAACGACTCAAGAGGAAAGACAAGACTGGTTAGATGAACAATGCAGAGATTGTTTTGATGACTATACTTGGTTTCAGGAATACTGCTGTATCGCAATTGACGAGGCTTGTGCATTCTTACCTTATGATTTGATTTCAACTTGTGAATCAACCGATGTTTTAAAACCGCTTGATGAAATTAAAGGCGATTTATATGTCGGAATAGACATCGGAAGAAGAAAGGATTTAACGGTTATATGGTGTATTGAAAGGTTTGAAAACAATAAATACACAAGAAAAGTTAAAGTTCTTGAAAAGACTCCGTTCCATATCCAATACGAGATAATTTCAGAAATTCTGAAACATCCGAAATTAAGAAGGTGTTGCATAGATAGTACGGGAATCGGTATGCAATTAGCAGAACAAGCAGTCAGAAATTTTGGGCAATATCGTGTGGAAGCGGTTATGTTTACAAATAAATCCAAAGAGGAAATGGCATACAACCTCCGCACCAACTTTGAAGATAAGCAAGTGGTCATTCCTGCGGAACACGATATCCGAGAAGATTTGCACTCAATTCAAAAGATTACTACCAAAGCCGGCAATATTCGTTTTGATGCAGAGACCTCCGAAGTTAACGGACATGCCGACAGATTTTGGGCATTAGCATTGGCTTTAATTGCCTGTGGTACGCCATACACCCCAATTGATATTACAACTCGAAAAAGATATGAAACCTTAAAACTCATAGAATCGTTTTAAAGGCTCTTAAAAATATCTACATGGTAACTTTATATTCCCCCGACCATAAAAATTTAATTACGAGCCTGTTGAACACTTTTTGAACAACATAAAAACCAAACTTGAATACAAAAATTTAAGAGGAGATAAAAAATGACAAAAAAAATTAATTTACCATCAGGAAAAATTGCAACATTGAAAAAAGGAAGAGGATTTGACCTCCTGCAAGCCCAACAAAAAGCAAAGACATCTGAAGAGATTCCTTATGCTCTTATTGCTGAACTTGCTGAAATAGACGGTCAAAAGTTAGTTTACGAAGATATTTTAGAACTTGACTTGGAAGATGTAATCGCTCTTCAGGCTGAAATATCGGGAAAGTTTACGGATGCGAAAGCCACAGAGGTAAAGGAAACGACTCAAAAACCTCTCGAACAAGAAATTGCATAGATGTTTTGCCTGATTCTCAATCAATAATTCATCTGTGCAAAATAACGGGATGGCAGTATTCCGAGATAGGAAAAATGTCCATCCCACAAATCGCATACTGGTGCAAAGAGGCAATTAAGTACACGAATAATCAAAATACGGAGTTAGAGGAACAATGCTCGACACTATGATGAAAGTATCATTAACTCTTGTAGCCATCGACAAAATGTCGAGGGTTATTCGTGATGCGGTTTCAAAGTCTGAAACAGAGTTTGATAAACTTCAAAGGAAAATAAATCAAACCTCTGAACGTTTAGATAAGCTCGGTCAAAATATGACAAAGGTTGGTGCAGGACTAACTGCGATTGGAACTGGTCTTGCATATAAACTCGGAATAACGGAAGCGATCCCGGAAGCGATTGCGTTGGAACATCAATTAAGAGAATTGGGGAATGTCGGTCAACTATCTGCTGAACAATTAAAGGAAATGGATGAGCGACTTGGCTCGATTTCAAGATATACAAACCAAAGTCGTGGTGAAATTGCAGAAGGTTTAAATGTTCTTGTTGCATCAGGTATTGATCCTACTGCCGCACTTGACTATATGAATGTAATCGGTCGAACCGCAACAGCGGCACAAGCAGAAATAGTTGATATTTCAAAAACCGCATTCTCTGTTACTGATAACTTAAAAGTCAATGTAAATGACCTCGCTAAAACGATGGATATTTTGGCACAAGCAGGAAAAGAGGGCAGATTTGAATTAAAAGATATGTCTGCCGCATTCCCAAGTTTGACCGCAGGTGCAAGTATGCTCGGTATGAGAGGTGTACCGGCTGTTGCTGAATTAGGTGCGGCACTTCAAGTCGCAATGAAGGGTGCAGGATCTGCTCCCGAAGCGGCAACAAATTTTGAAAGTTTCTTACAAGCAATAACATCACCAATGGCGGTTAATCGATTTAAGGAATTATACGGAGTAAATCTTCCGGCATTCTTAAATCAGGTTATTGCCGAGAATAAAGATCCGATTGAAGAGATGGTTGTTTTAATCAACCAGTTAACAGGCGGAGATGTATTTAAGGTTTCGGAAATATTCAGGAATAAAACGGACTTGAACTTCCTTAAACCTATGATGCAGAACCTCGATGAATATCGAAGAATTAAAGCATCAGCTCTTGGTGCAGACGGCATTATGGATGAGGACTTTAACCACATGTTGGAAACAACATCGGAACAATTCAAACTCCTAAAAATCAATATGAAAGAGTTAGTGTTCCCTCATTTGCACAAACCGATTGAAAAAATAAACGAACTGCTGACGAAGATAAACAAACATCCAATCCTACAAAAGGGAATCTTCTCTGCTATTATCGGAACTATTGGACTCGGATTAGTTCTCACAACTCTTGGAACAGCCACGATGCTTGTCGGAAAACTTGTTAAAGGTTATGGCACATTTTTAGGATACGCAAGAGATTTAACTCCTGTTTTAGTTCAGAATTCAATAAAATTACTTGAATTTTTAGGATTGAACACGACTGCTCACAACCTCACTTTTGGCAGAAAAATTATGCAAGCCGGAAATCCTCTTGGCTTGGATATGAAAAACTTTTCACTTGGAAACGGCTTAATGGCTGACATTCGCAGAATAGATAATAATTTGCGTGAAGGCATAATTAAAGGCTTTAAGGAACTGCCTGCAAATATATCAAAGTCGGGTGTTGCTCTTAAGGATTGGACTGTTACTTCAATCAGAGCAATTCCTGCTAATTTCACTCGTGGTTTAATTGCGTTCAAAAACGGTTTCCTTGGCATACCGGGAATGATTAGTAAGGCAATTATGGCTTTCAGAGCATTTTCAGTTACACTTCTTACTTCCCCGATTGGTTGGATTGCACTTGCAATAGGTGCGGTCGTGTTTGTGATTTACAAGTATTGGAAACCTATAACGGCATTTTTCAGAGGTTTATGGAAAGGATTAAAAGAGGGACTACAACCTTTAATGCCTTTATTTAAAAGATTAGCCGTTGCACTTGAGCCTGTCCTTAAACCAATAAAAGCAATAATTGACTGGTTTAAGAAACTCATCAAGCCTGTCGAGGACACAGGCGGTAAAGCAGAATCAATGGGATTAAAGTTCGGAAAAGCAATCGCAAGTGTAATCGTGAAACTTGTCGAACTCGTAACCAAAGCGGCAGAGTTTGGCAGAAAAATAGGAGATATGCTCGCAGGTGGTATTATTTCTAAATTCGCCAAAGTCAAAGAAGCAATAGGGAAAATGACTCAAATTATTAGAGATCACCTCCCACATTCACCTGCGAAGACCGGCCCACTCAAAGACCTGAATAAATTAAAAATTATTGAAACAATCGTTTCAACAATGAAACCTGCTCCTTTGGTAAATGCTATGAATAAGAATTTAGGACTTATGATTGGCGGTATTAAAGGAAACATTGGAAGAGTCGGAATCGGAGGCGGTTCATCTTTTGTTGTTAATTATTCCCCGACAATATCAATGCCGTCAGGAACAACAAAGGATGAATTCTCACAACTTCTAAAAAGGCACAAAGACGAAGTTGTTGCGTTATTAAAGAGAGAATTTGAACGGAAAGAGAGGTTGGCTTACTGATGTTCGCTCAATTAGGTGATATTCAATTCGATTTAATAACATACTTTGACGGAATAAATTCAACCGTAACTTACAACTACGCAGAACACGAGCGAATAAACAACAAAACCCTCTTACAGTTTATGGGTGAGAACCTGCAAGAGTTCACAATAAAACTGAATTTACATTCAAACTTCTGTGTGCCGGAAGATGAAATTCTAAAAATAAGAACGGAAGCACAACTCGGAAAACCGCTCAAATTCATAAAAGGGAATGGCGAATATGTCGGAGCATTCGTTATATCTCAAATCCAAAAGACAACAGAACAAACAAGTCCTGAAGGTGATTTAATTGCTATTCAAGTTGAACTTCAACTAAAAGAATACGCAGGAAAAATACCTGAAGACGAGGAAGAAGAAAAAGGACTTAAGAAGAAAGAATGAGCGAATATTACTCATACATCACAAAAGACAAAGACCGATGGGATTTAATAGCAAATAAATTTTATAAAAATCCCTCAAAATATGAGCCCATTATAAAAGCAAATCCCGATGTCCCAGTCACCCCAATTTTAGATTCAGGGATACATTTAAGAATTCCCGTCTTGGATGAATCCGAAACAATTAAGTTTACTTTACCCCCATGGAAAAAATAAATGCTAACACCAATTTTTAAATTAGAATACAATCACAAAAATATAACCGATGACGTTTCGGATTACGTTCTCACTATTGAATATTCCGACTACGAGCAGGGACAAAGTGATGAAATTACGATCACTTTTGAAGATACAGAAGGACTTTGGAATGGTTCTTGGATACCTTCAAAGGGTGATGCTCTTCGTTTGTATATTGGTTATGCAGGGGAGAAATTGTTAAACTGCGGAATATTTGAGATTGATGAGATCGAATACAATTCCCCACCTGACATATTAATTGTTAAAGCACTTGCGACAGGAATCAAAAAAGCATTCCGTCAGCCAAACTCTGTCGGATACGAAAATAAAACATTAAAACAAATTGCAAATGAAATTGCCAAAAAGCACGAGTTAACTCTTGTAGGTGAAATTGACGATATCAAAGTCGAAAGGATAACTCAAAACCAAGAGAGAGATTTGTCTTTCCTGAAAAGATTATCAGAACAATATGGATATATTTTCAAAATAGCAGATGGAAATCTTGTGTTCTATAAATCTGAAAAGTTAATCTCTGCTGATTCTGCGAAAATAATTTATAAATCAGATTTATCAAGTTTGCGTTTAACAGAAAAAACAAGCCACGCATATAAATCTGTTTCTGTAGCATATAGAAATCCAAAAACAGGAAAAGATGTAACTGCGACTGCTAAAAATCCAAATTGTGTCAAAGGTGATACTCTTAAAATCTCTGTTAGAGCAGAGAATAAACAACAGGCTCTTTTACAGGCAAAGGCGGCACTTGCTAAAGGTAACTATACCATTGAAGGTTCTTTATCAATGCCGGGAAACCCTTATTTAATCGCAGGATTAAATACTGAACTTAAAGATCTCGGTTATTTTTCAGGGAAATATCATATAACTGAAGCTCACCACATAATCGATAAAACTTCAGGTTATGCAACAAGTTTGGAGGTGAAATCGTGTTAAAGTTTGGAACTATAACTTCGATTAATCCTCTGACCGCAAGAGCAAGAGTCCAATTCGCAGAAGATGGGATGAATTCGTATTGGCTCGCAGTCCTGCAAAACAGAACGTTGAACGATAAATTTTATTCTATGCCGACCGTAGGTGAACAAGTTGCGTGTCTTATGGATGAAAATTCAGAAGAAGGTGTGATTCTTGGTTCTATCTATACATCAGAGGATACTCCTGTTATTGAAACCGAAAAACAATATTCTGCAAATTTTGAAGATGGCACTTTTGCCAATGTCGATAAAGAGACTCAAACGCTCACTCTTTCATTCCCTAATATACATTTGATCGGAAATATTACTCACGAGGGAACTCTTTCAAACACAGACGGCATAATTTCTCAGGCAGACATTACAGATAAAAAATCATCAATGCAAGTAATGAGAGATATTTATAATCCGCACAAGCACACAGGAAATCAGGGAAGTCCAACTTCCACACCAGATCAGGAAATGTAATGACAAACATAAATGAAATAACATATGTAGATTGGCAATGTAAACTCAACGGAATCGGTGGAGTCGCAGAGGGTGTTGAGGATATTAACCAATGCATCGCAATAATTTTACAAACTCAAAAAGGCTCTGATCCTCACAGACCTACATTCGGTTCAGACATTATGAAATATGTTGATTATCCGATTAATGTGGCAAAAGCAAATATAATTCGAGAAACAATAGACGCCATAAATCTGTGGGAAACAAGAGTAAAAATTAATAAAACTGAAATTGAAATAAATGGCACAACCATTCTTATAAAAGTCGAATGGACATTGGCTAACGGTAACACATCAGGAACTGCGGAGGTGACATTATGACTCAACTACCTGAACCGAATTTTATCGATAGAGATCCCGATATTATTACAAAAGAATGGATTGAAAGATTTGAAGAGAAATCTGGGAAAGTTTTACAACCTGCTCAAATTGAAAGGTTGATGATTGATGTCGGAGCATATCGTGAAACTGTTTTAAGAATGGAAATTCAGGAAACAGCCAAGAAAAACCTTTTAAGTTATGCTCCTCTTGATATTCTTAAACACATTGGAGAGCCTTTAGGTGTTGAACAATTAATTGCTAGTTGTTCAATAACAACACTTAAATTCAGTATTGAAAATGTACTTGATTTTGATTTTACAATTTCGAAAGGAACTGAAGTTGAAACAAAAGATGGTCTTTTTATATTTCAAACGGATCAAGATGTAATCATATATGCAGGCGCGAAAGATGCAACAGTAAAAGCAACATGTGTAACCGCAGGTGCGGCATCAAATAATTATATTATCGGCTCAATAAACAATTTAATTACACCGTTGAGTTATATTTCAAAGGTTGAAAACACAACAATTTCATCTGGTGGTGCTGATGACGAGGAGGCTGATAATTTAAGAGATAGAATTAGACAAGCTCCCGAAAAATTTTCAAACGCAGGAAGTCGTGGAGCATATCGCTATCATACATTATCCGCACACCAATCAATAATTGATGTCGCAATAACATCACCGTCACCGGGTGTGGTTAATATTTATCCTTTAACTGATGACGGAAACCCAACACAGGATGTTTTGGATATTGTATTAAATTATTTATCTGATGATAAAATAAGACCTTTAACAGATTATGTCCAAGTGCTATCACCTATAAAACACGATTTTAATATAAGAGCAACAATTTATTTATATAAAGATGCTGATGAAACGAGCGTATTGACAACTATAAATGCAAAGTTGGCAGAATATAAAAATCAATTATCCGCAAAACTTGGGAAAAGCGTTATTAAAACGCAAATAATCTCTATTTTGAACAGCGTTTATGGAGTATTCAAAGTCGTGGTTGATATACCTGATGACATAGAACTTCAGGAAAACGAATGGGCAAATTTGGTTAATTACGAGATAACAGTCGGAGGTTATGCTAATGAGTAAGTCTCTTGCACCTATAAATGACATTAATTTAAAAATATTTGATGAGATTTGCGAGGAACGATTCAAAAATATTGATTTGGAATGTATTTTAATCTCAATAATCGACAATGTTCCTTCTGATGCTCTGCCGCATTTAGCAGAACAATATCACATAACAGGGAATGAAGGTTGGATTCAGGCTTTAAGTGATACCGAAAAACGAAACCTTATCAAATCCTCGATAAAAATGCACCGTTATAAAGGAACAAAGTTCGCTATTGAAGAGATATTCAAAACCTTAAACATAGTCGGTAATGTTGAGGAATGGTTTAATTACGGCGGACAACCCTATTACTTCAAAGTTATTTTACAGATTTTCAACAGATCAATTAATGAAGAAACCGAAAACAAATTAATTGCTCTGATAAACGAATATAAAAACGAAAGATCTTGGCTTGAGGAAATACAATTCCACCTTTCATCCAAAACTAAAATGTATGCATATTCTGCATTAGTCGAAGAAGAAACAATAACAGTTAATTCAAAGAGGACTATAAATGGCTGATGAATTTTACTCTTTAGTCACCGATATCGGTGCAATAAAACAATTAGAAAGTGTACGAGACGGTGTTCCGTTTGATGTTTATGAAATAGCACTCGGTGATAGTAACGGTGCTTATTATACACCTCAAACAAATCAAACGGCTCTGCGGCACGAAGTTTGGCGTGGTTTAATTGAAAGATGCGAATGGGTTGATAATAAATTTTATTGCGTTACAACAGTTCCTGCCTCCGTTGGTGGTTTTACTGTAAGAGAAGCAGGTGTCTTTGATTCAGATAATAACTTAATAGTAATAACGAAATTCCCTGAAACAACGAAACAAGATCCTGAAAGCGGAACTGTAAAACAATTAACAATCAGAATTGAATTAGAACTTTCAAATACAGAACTTGCGGAGCTTGTTGTTAATCCAAATATTCAATTGGTAACAAAAGACGAACTGACAGAAACCCTAACCGAGATAGATGGAACATATCAGAAAGTGGAAGAAAAAGGACAGCCTTTAGGTTATGCTCCGCTTGATGAGAATAATAAAATTCCTCTTCCCTTTATCCCTAAACTCGACACAAAGAGTATTTTAACACCATTCTGTTTGAATTCATGCCGGCTCGATGCCAAAGGAAATCCGAATTTATTATCCTGTGATACTGTAAAAATTGAAAAATACACTTCAACAGGTCTTGGTGTTTTCTATACTGCTCTCGGCTACACTTTTGAAAAAGACGGAATTGTTTACGCTGATACGGAACTTACAATTCCAAAAGGTACAATAGTTGCGGTTGATACTTCAACGAATTATATTGCATTCGGCAATATTGAAACTTTAACGGAAGATGAAACAAATCCAAATCATTATTCCGCAACCAACATCGGCGATTTTTATATTCAAAGTACACTCGCTGTTGGTGTTCAATGTTTTTCTGATCCGGGATTTACAAATTTAATCGGTGTTGTTACATACCTGAATCTTACAAAAATATGTATAAGCCAAGATGAAACTTATACATATAACGGGCATGTGACAACTCATATTTATATAACTGCTCATGCACCATTTACTTATACGACAGCACAAAGTAAAACCCACGATGTTGGAGAAGATCTAATTTTGGATGTAGTTGATTTGTGTCCAGAAGCAGGTCAAACTAGAAACTTCAATCTATTTGTGGATAATGGGGATGACGGATATGAACTTATTGCGTTATCAAACACAATTTTTACTCAAATGATTGAACCTGATATTTATCAAACTGATGATATATGGTTTAAAGTTTTAGAGCCTTTGAATGGTTACATATATTCTAATGATATTTGGAATGAAACAACGTCTGTACCTATTGGATATTTTTTACTTGAAGGAGGAGAAGAATAATGGATGTCAAATACTATTATAGTTTTAATTCAGAGGGTAATAGTTATGTTGGGAAATATCCGGCATTAAAAAACCCACGAAGACAAACGGAGTATTTATTACCTGCAATGGCAACATTTAAAGAACCACCAATTACAAAAGAAGATGAAGTTGCGGTTTGGAATGGTAATGATTGGAGAATTGAATCAGACTTCAGAGGTCAAACTCAAATAAATATTGAGACTCGTGACATTTCAAAGATTGATTATATAGGATCTGTTAAATCAGGATTTCAAAAAGTAACAGAAGAAATTGCAAACGATATTCTTCAATTCCCTGATAAGTATAAACAAATTGATAATCAACTTGTCGATATTTCAGGCACAGAAGAATATAGGCAATACCTCCACGAAGAAGAAATCGCCGAGAGAAAATCTCAAATTGAATCAGAGCTTATAGAACTAGATTCTAAAAGAATTCGTGCTATTTGCGAGCCTACAGTAAAAGATGAAGATACAGGTGAAACTTGGCTTGATTACTATAATAGTCAGGTGTTACTTCTTCGAAATGAATTAAGAGAATTAATATAATTGAAAAAATTAGCATCAAATGGAAATTATAAATTTAGTCACAAATGAAGTTAATCAAAATGATTACCACTTCAACAAATTTACTCAAAATAAAATAGGAATTTTATACATAGCTCCGATAAATATCGTACCATACGATTGTTTAGCTTGTGATGGTTACGTTCTAAAAATTATTGATTATAAGAAGTTATATTCAGTTATAGGTACTTTTTTTAATCAAGGCACAGAAGAGTCTGACGAATTTAGAATCCCTGATTACAACATCTCAAAAAGGTTTCTTCAACCGGGAAAAGATGTTGGAACAATATATAATGCAGGACTCCCCAATATTTGGGGTGAATTCAATCTCGGAGATTCCAATAATGTTTGGGGAAGTGGTGCCTTTTATGCAACGGGAAGTGGTAATTGGAGGAACGGAGGAGGATCTTCTTCCTCTGAAAGATATATCGGATTCAATGCATCTCGTTGTTCAGGAATTTATGGAGCATCCTCAACAGTTCAACCACCCTCACAAATTGTACATTACTGTATCAAATATAAATAAGAAAAATGGAAATTTTAAATCTAATATCTAATCAATTAAATCAAAATGGTTATTCAAAAAATATGCAAACCAAAGGAAAAATAGGAGCTATTTATATATTCCCTACCTATTATACCCCTGATGATTGTTTTGCTTGTGAAGGCTATTCCCTATTAATTGTAGATTATCAAGATCTGTACAATGTTGTTGGAACAAAATTTAATAAAACTGACGATCCTGAAGGAACTTTTAGAATTCCAGATTACAACTTAACTAAAAGATTTTTGCAACCGGGCACAGATGTTGGAACTCAAATGGAAGCAGGATTACCTGATCATAATCATACAGTTACAGCTTTTTGGTGGGATGGTTCAGGTGTTGCTGAAGAAGGAAGAGGGAATCCAGATTATGGACACCACCGAGTTCTTACAACTAATAATGCTTCCGCAAGTAATGGAATATATGGAAGATCAACAACTGTACAACCTCCATCACAGATTGTACACCTTTGCATTAAATACAAGTAGGTAAATAATGGAAATTAAAAATATAAAAACAAATACCCTAAACCAAAATAGCTACACTATAAATAGACTAACTCCCGATCAGATTGGATCTCTTATCATCTACCCAGTTAGTTATACTCATGAAAACACTTTACCCTGTGATGGCTATGTACTTTTAATAGAAGATTATCAATTACTTTATTCTGTAATTGGTAAGCAATTTAATACAGGATCGGAACAAGAAAATGAATTTAGGATACCTGACTATAATATTTCCGGTCGTTTTCTTCAACCTAGTTCAACTCCTGTGACTAAAAAAGAGGCTGGTTTACCCAATATTACAGGTCAATGGCACAACGTTGGAGTTGAGCCGGGAGCAGCAGGAGTTAGTGGTGCAATTGTAAATCACAATTGGGGAGGAAGTTTTTACTACCATGCAAGCGGTCGTGGTGGCAACTTGGGAGGTTTTGACCTAAATGCATCAAGAAGTTCAGGAGTTTATGGTGCATCTTCAACCGTTCAACCGCCATCACAGGGCGTTCATGTATGTATTCGTTATAAATAAAGGAGTATTATATGACATCATTAAATAAAATTTGTTTGCATTGGACAGCGGGCAGTAATTTACCCTGCAATACCGATATAAAATCATACCATTTCTTAATTGATTCTAACGGTCGGATTTATCCGGGGACACACAAACCTGAAGATAATTTGAACTGTAAAGATGGAAATTATGCGGCACATTGCGGAGGCGGAAATACAGGATGCATCGGTTTATCTGTTTGTGGAATGGCAGGCTTTAACCTAAATAAAAAAGAAACAAAATACCCTCTTACTCAAAAGCAAGTCGAAACCCTATGCTGTCTTACGGCTTACTTAACTTTAAAATATGGAATTTTGATTAGTGAAAAAACTGTATTTACCCACTATGAATTTGACCAAAAAAAAGCAAAGCCTGAAGGCAAAATAGATATTACTTATCTGCCGTACTTGCCGAATTTACAAATAATCAGGATCGGCGGTTATCTGCGAAACAAAGCCGAATGGTACAGAAAAAAGATAAAAGAAGGAAAGTATAAGTTAGAAAAGAAAGGAAGTTATTATGAATTTATTTGCGTTTGTTAAATCTTGGAAAGACTTTAGTTTTTTATGGACTCTTATTCAACCGTTTATTTTGAAACTTTTGAAAAAGAATGTTCCGACATCAATCACAAAGTTGTATGAGAATCTTGCTAAATACACTCAGCCGGCACTCGACAGTTTGTATAAATTAAAAGCTAAGATTAAAGAAACACCAACTGAAGTTGATGATTATTGTTTCGATCAGGGTGTAACAGCCATTGAAACCTTTGCGAATTATTTGTTAGGTGAAGTTCAAAATTTAAGAGCATAAGGAGGATTTAATGACTTGGCGAGATTTATTAAATGTTCAAAATGTTGAAAAAGGCTTTTTTCGCTCCTCAAATACCTACGGGATACCCGACATCAGAAAGGATGAGTTCGATATAAAAGAACTCATCCCATATCGGGTGGACAAAAACAGAAAAGGAACGGCACATTTCTTTCTTGATGATTATAGATTCGAGCGTTGTTGGAAATGGGCAGACTCTCAAATCCCTGAATTAAGAAAATATGATGGGGTTTTGTCTCCTGATTTTTCAATGTACACCTCTTATCCTAAAGCATTTCAAATATGGCAGGTTTATCGCAACAGATGGTGTGCCGCATTTTGGCAAGCTCATGGAATTAAAGTTATTCCAACAATAAGTTGGTCTACCGAGGATAGTTACGACTTTGCCTTTTTAGGAGTTGAAAAAGGCTCTGTGGTGGCTGTTGGAACGGTCGGTGTGCTTAATGACGAGTATGCTAAAAAACTGTTCTTGGATGGCTTTAAAGAAATGGTGAAAAGACTTGAACCGAAAGAGATTTTAGTTTATGGAAACAAACTGACCGAACTTGATGAATATAAAAATGTCAGATGGTTCGAACCGTACATGAATAAATTTAACGATATAAAAAAGAAAGGAGCATAACATGGGTGGAAGAGGTTCCGGCGGTGGTAAAGGCGGAGGCGGTGGCGGTGCCGCTAAAAAAATACCAACAGGTGAAGGCATAACAGATAAAAACGAACTAATCAATTTATATAATAGTATTTCAGGCAATTCCAATTTGTCTGTTGAACAGCGTGTAAAAGCAATGCACGACATTGAAGAGAGAATTAAAGAATTAGATGCTAAAAAACAAGCGGATCTAAAGCAAAAAAGACTTGATGCTCTTGCAAAGGCTCGTGCAAAACGTGCTGAAAATAAGAAAAACGGGATAAAACCTGAAAAGAAAGAAAAAGATCCAAGAAGAACAAAACCTAAAATGTCTATGGATAGCACAGTTTCAGACCTTAAATATAATTTAAGACGAGGTGTTGAATCTGACGGATATATTTCAAATTCAGATTTCAGGGTTGAAGATTATGGAAATTCCGTTAGTGTTCAAATCAGATATTTAGGTAAATGGAAAAACCCTTCACACGCTCGATATGAGGAAGATTACGATTGGCAAGAACTTAAATCATCAAGTGGAAAGCAGATTGATAAAGTAATTAAAAAATTATCAAAACAGTCAGGTCGTAAAATTACTTGGGGAACGAGTGAAAAGAATTGGATTGATATTGACATACCAAAAATGAAAGGAGACTAATAAATGGGCGGTCGTGGTTCAGGAGGCGGCAGATCCGGCGGAGGTGGTGGAGCATCATCTCAACAGGATCACGAAGTAAGACTCCGCAGTCTTAATGACATATATCAGGAAAAATACTCTCAAATGACAGATTCAGAGTTGAATCGGGCATTAACTAATGCTAAAAATCAAATGAGTAAAGAGGAAGCAAAAGTCCTGCACGAACAACAGAAACTTCAAAAAATGGTGGATGAATTTAAAAAAATGAAAGACACCGATCCGGGAGTTGATGAAAAATGGAATGCCATCGATAAACAAACTGGTGTTCTAAATGATGCACGTTCACGATTGGATATAAGGTCGCAAGCCTATTATTTAGGAATTAATGAAAAACACAATGTCAGAGGAAAATATACCGCAAACGACATTAAAAATATGTCTAACGGACAATTAAATTCTTTCTACAATAATTCATATAAAGAAAGTACCAAAGCTCGCAGACGTATTGAAAATACATCAAATCCTAAAACGAGAGCCAAATATCAAAAAATATATGATACTCAAAATGATTATTTTAACAAAGCAACTGCCGAAAAAAATATCCGGGGACTTGACGGAAAAGGTTGGTAATTGTGTCTGAATGATACAAAACTCCCCTCAATGACTTTAATTAAAGCCTGTTTAGAGTGATGAATGTGTTTGTACACATTAAAAAGGAGGTCATTATGACTACAATCACAGCAGAACAAGCTCTAAAGAGCAAACAGAATTTTTCAGAATTCTTGGAAAACAACACTCCCGTTCAGGTAACTTCAACCATAGCGGATTACCAAGCAAAGAGCGGAAAAGTTGTTGTAACCCTTACGGATTTAACACAAAACTTCGACACTTTCATTGATGTTGTAAATGATCCGACAGTTTTAGAATTACCTCAAAAACCATACTTCGCTTGGATAGTTACAACTCCAAAAGAACGAATTATGAATGTTTTAAGAACGATCAATGAGGGTTCAACAGGTGATTTAGGAATTTTTGTTTTTAAGGCTTTTTTGAACGGCGATAAAATGGACTTTGAATGCCTTTTGAAACCTGAATTAAGAGAAAAGCAAAAGCGAGAAAAGACAATAACCAAAACAGGCGGTATTCAATACGATTATTGGAAAGTTTATTCGGAAGTATGCGATGAAATGGGCGAGGGCGATTATCAAATCAAGCCGGCATCACAACATTATCAAAATATACCGATCGGACTCAAAGGTGCATACATTAAGCAAACAATAAGTGTAAAAGATAATTATGTTGCATCAGAATTATTTATTGGAGATAATAAGCAACTCTTCGCAGACCTTAAAGAACACGAAAAAGAAATTGAAAAGGAACTTGGCACTCTAACTTGGGATTGTAAGGATTCAAACAAAAGTTGCTTTATAAGAAGAACGATATTTGTAGATTTTACAAATCCTGACAGATACGAAGAGTATGCAAAACAACAAATTGAATTAGCCATAAAGGTCAGAGAAACATTTTTTAAATACATATAAATGTGTCCAATTGATACAAAATCACTCGCAATGACTTTAATTAAAGTCCATTGTGAGTGATGAATGTTAATGCAGATTAAAAAAAGGAGTAATAAATATGGGCATTATGACAACAGACAAAGAAGAAAGAAACTACCAAGCATTTATGAATGAACTTGAAAAATTATCTAAAAAATACGGAATTGGCATTTCGGGTTGTGGTGTATTTGATTATTGGGATGAAAACGGATTCAAAGAAATCGAATACAGAAAAGATTCCTCAAGCGGTGATTTACGAATTGAAAAACTTGTATTTTCAGACGGCACTTCATTAGACGATTAGGAACAAGCAATGATTGAATTAAATGGTATTTACAAATTAAAACACATTAAAGGATTAAATAGCAACACAGATTATGAATATAAAGTTATTGCTATCAACAAAGAAAAAACAATGGTTTGTTGCGTTCAATTAGACGGATTTGATGCCGGCAAACAATTTGTATTTATGATCGAGTGCTTACTTGATCCTGAAAGACCTGAAGATAAATATTTTGGTGAAATCATACAAAAATAATTGTGTTGAAATGATACAAAATCGCTCGCAATGACTTTAATTAAAGTACATTCAGAGCGATTAATGTTAATGCACATTAAAAAGAAAGGACAAAACAATGACAAAGACAGTATTAGGAAGCGAAAACACACAGTACGGATTTTATGGAACTATTTATAGTTACAATTCTGAAAAAGAAACTGAAAGCAAATGGGCAGAAGCATTTGAATTATTGCTTGATTTATCAGGTCTGTCTCCTGCCGAAATTAGAACTTATCTTGATAGCAGAAGCGGTCGTAAATTAGCAGATTATTGCAACGATTCAAAAGATGATGTCAAAGCCGTAATTATAAGAGAATATTTTAAATGGATTGATGATGATTTATTTGAATGCAGAGTTAAAGAACTTCAAAACCCAAGCAAAATGTTATTTGGAACTGTAATGCACGATGAAATTACAAATCAAGATGTTGTAATATTATGCGAGGGAACTAAAAAATACAGAAAAGACAAATATTTCAAAGTTATTGATAAAAACGAAAATATATACATTACAAGAATGGATTTTCTAACCCCGAATGATTAATTTATAACAAGCAACGCTATTTGATAGCGTTTTGCTTTTCCATAAAGAAAACCCCGATCGGGATATGATCGAGGTAAAGAAGTGATGTTTAACTTGTTTTATTAAGCCTTTTCTGCTTTTTTAAGTGATTAGAGATAATTCTATAAATTTGTCTTTGAGATAAATCACATTCAATTGCCAATCGATTAATTGTGAATCTTGAGCCGTCATATTCATTTATTACATATGTTTCTTTTAATTTTTTAAGTGAGTTTTTAGGAATATAAATACTTAATCCGGCTAAAAGGAATATTAACATCAGTGCATGTTTGATCCCTGCCTTTTCAGCAATGTATCTTAAATCTTCATTTGGCATATCTTTATGTGATACTTTTTCCATCCATGGCTCGAATTGCATACTTCTCCTCTTATGGTCTCGTCAGTTGGAGCATTACTCCAAGACGAGCAGATTGCACTGTTATCCGCTCGTTTCGACCTGTCATTACATGGAATGTGGAGGGGTAAACATACATTCAAAGTCGTTTTCTAATTTTGAAAGAATAGCCATTTGACCTTCAATAACCTTACAATCAACTTCTCTCTCGTATTTCCCACTCCAATTATCCTTTTCCAAGGCTACGTCGGCGTATCTTAATTTTGCTTCCCTTAAATCTTCTTCAAGAATAAGCATTTGGTTTTTAATTAACCCAATAACCGCACATTCCGGCATTTCGTTCATTTTTTTAGGTGTAGCTGTCATTTCAGAATCCATTGATTCCTTCATTGAATTTTCCATTTTGTCTTGCATTGGCATAGACATTTCCATTGTTTTTTCTTCTTGCATTTTTTTCTCCTTATTTTTGTACTAACTAGAGAGCGGCCGCACTCTTTTCTAATTTTTGTTTAATTGCTTTTATCGCTTGGATTACTTTAATTGCCTTAGTTTTAGTAAGGAAATTAATGTCATCTACTTTAAACTTTGTTTTTAAGAATTTTCTTAGTGATTTGTTAGCGAATTCGTTATTATCGAAATAACAAATCTCTCTCCATAACCCCTTTATCATTCTTAATTGTGGTGGGGTTGCCATTTTACTGTCACGATTCAAATCCTCGTAAGGTTTAGGCATTCTTTTCCACAGATTACGTTCTTCTGCTCTTGTTTCTAAAATATCAAGCATTACAGATGCTTCTGTAAAAGTTAAATCTTTAGAAGAACAAACTCCAAAAGACATCAGCATTTCACGATAAAGATCATCGTCTAAACCGAGTAATGACTTTAAAATATGAATTCTTTTAATCTGTGAAGGTGTAGCCATATTTAATACTTAAATCCTCAAGCTCTAACGCTCGCCCATGTTTAATTCCGACTTGCACTCCAAAAATAAAGATGGCAAGAGCGATTAAAAATACATAAAAAGCGGTTTCACCGGGTCGGAATGGAGGCTTACCGAGCGATTTATCTACTAACATAATTAATCCCTCCTATGCCATCAGCATTTTTGAAGTTTGTTTAATCACAGTAGAATCGACCTTTTCAATGCCGTTAAATTTGGCAATGCTAATACTGTGAGTTATTAAATGTTCTAACTTTCTTGTATTTCCATCAGAATAGAAAAGAAAAGTTTCCGCTAAATCAGGATCTAATCCTGCCGCATTTAAAATTTTTGTTACATCCTGAATGAGCAATCTATCAAGTAATTTGTGATATTTTACTCTTGAATAAAGTTGATCATATTGATTGTTATAACCTCGCAAATTCTCAAATAAAACATTTCTTCCTACTAGAAGAACTCCAATCCCTGTTTTATCGTGAATTCTGCGTGTAATTTCTAACGCTCTGTATGGCAAATTTTCTGCCTCATCAACTATCAATAATCGTCCTGAATTATTTAATTTATTTACAACTTCATTCATAAGGTCATAAGCACAACCTTTACCTGAAAGACCGAGTCTTTTATGAATTTCAAGAAGTAATGATTTGGCTGTATATCCTGAATCACTTTCTATTAAAATTGCATCTAAAAAGTTCTTTGTATATTCCTTTACAGCAACAGTTTTACCGAGTCCTGCTCTGCCGGCACAAACACCAATCTTGCCTTTCGTATGACAAAGTCTGCCGATTTCTGAAATATACCTGTTAATTGAAATATCAACAAATGGAATTTCATCATTATTACGTTCTTTTTCTCTTTGAATAAAATTGTTTATTCTATCAGTAATACGGGAATTGTCACCTTTATAAGTGCCATTAATCCACATACTTACTGTTGATTTTGCTACACCAATGGCTGTGGCTACAAAATTTACAGATAATCCTTTTGCTTCCATTAAGGTTTTTAAATCATTTCTAATATCCGCCATTAGCGACTCCTTTCAATTCTTCGTCAAGAATTAAATCTGTTTCAAATAAATACAAATCCTCTTCTTTTTGTGTCTCATCAGGCATAAACATTGTTAAATCGTTCTTGCCAAATGCTTCCATATCTTTGTTTTTTCTTATTGCTTTATCCATAGGGGTGTTAGCAATAATAGTAACTTTCGGTTTGGATTCTTTTTCTTTTTTTGCATATGCCAATTTATAGTTATTGCATTGCTCTTCAATAGGAATCATTTCTAAATTATCCAAGTAAGCTTTTGTTAGTTTTAAACTATGCTTTTTAATAGCCAAAGCCTCTTTAAATTCTTCTTTTGAGACTTCGTTTGCGTGTAGTGCAGCAACTGCTTTTACTGCTGTACACTTACCTAAAAATTCATCATTATCTAATCTAAATACCCACGCTTCTTTATAATTTTCAGGATCTCTGCGGAGATAAACTTTAACAGACATCTGTGAAATCATCCAATCTGCCCAATAAGTAATTTCTAATTGCCGATCCTTAATACCATTTCTTGCAATAGTGAAATTGCGTGAAGTTCTTGTGCAGAAGAGTTTTAGTGCCTCATGAGTTGGCTTAATAATTTCATTAAACTCTTTATCAAAAAGCTCATCAGGACTTAATCCATTGTGATTTTTACCATCAGATGGTTTTTTATTTAAAACATTAATAATATAGTCATTAAATACTGTTTTAAATCTTTCAAAATCATAAATTTTATTTGTCTTTATTTCTTGAGCAAGACGTTCAGGTCTTTCTACAACATTTCCACCTCTATAACCATATACGTGTTTAGACAGGATTTCTTTTAATTTTAGAAAATCTCTTTCTATTGGTTTTGTTTGAGCATTATATGGCAAAGCAAAATGCACATTTACATTTAATTCATCAAGCATTGATGAAGTTTTATTTTTATCATTTTGAATTTTAATTTTTTCTATTTTTCTGCCGCCGGCAAAATCTTTGCATCGATAATCCTTTCCGTTATCAATAATTACATCTTCAGGTAAACCAAACTTTTCTGCCGCATAATAAAATGCCTGAAATATTCTGTCGGAATTAGGACTTCCGCATTGTAAAATCCACCCTAACCATTTTCCTGATTTGTAATCTCTCCAAGCTGTAACCCAAGGAAATACAACATTTCCTTCAGGATCAAATACCGCCACATCGATTTGTGCGTGGTCAGAAACCCATACTTTTCCGCAAGATATTGTCGAGTAATCTCTTTCAATATAGTTTTCAAATTTTTTTTTATAAGCTGATGCACCATATCTTGCAAGATATCTTGCATTAACGGGAATTTCTTTTTCTAATCTTCTTTTAAATGCCATATAACTTGGGAATATATATTTATTAACGCTTGCATCAAGCGACAATGCGTGTCCATATGTTTGTTCCCAACAAGATTTTAATGACGGAGCACCTTCAACTAAATATAAATTCTTAAAATAATCAAAATCACATTGTTTTACTGTGGTTCTAGCATTAGAATCATAATTAGCCAATAATCCATCAATGCCAAATTTTTCATATCTTTTACGCATTTTTGTTATAGAGGAATATGATGTTTTTGAATTAGGATTATTTTCATTATGAAGTGCAATAAAATTTTTTAATGCTTTGCCTTTTAGCATAGAGCATGATTTTAATATTGATATATATTTTTCTGCTTGTGTTTTTGCCCACGCAGGAGCTTCCGAATACTTCCTTTTCGGATTAATAATATTTTTATTATTACAATAAATCCTCATATATTCGGCTAAGGAATTTTTATCAATAAAGTAGATACATTTTTTTCCAGTTTTCTTAACTGTATAATTTAGCTGATTTAAATGACATTTATTTTTTAATGTTTTATAAGTGATACTTAACAGGTTACACGCTGTTATAGGATCAACCCAAGATTCCTGTTGGCTGTTCTTGTTCAGCTCTGTCATAATCATTGACCTTTATATTGAATATCTGCTCAATAAAAAAGAGGTCTAGTTCATTTGATTTTCTTTCGCCGGCAAGATATTTACTTACAAGGCTTTCAGATAATTCTAGTTCTCTTGCAAGTTCAGATGGCTTAAGATTTAATACTGTTAAAACTAGTCTTACAATAATTCTTTTTTGGCAATAAGCACAAATCTTCATCTTCTACAATTCCTCTCTGATATAGTCGACCTTTCTATATCTAGCAGTAACGATTTTTTATGATATTTTAATCATTGAATTGGCTGATTTTTCAGCATAACAATTTAACCCAACAGGGGTATTGTTGTGCCTCAAATCGATCGTTCCCAATCACTTTATAATTTAATTATATTTATATCAAAATATTTGAAAAGACCTAGCAGAAAGCGTTTTGTCAATTTCTGTACAAAAATGTAACTCAAAATGCAGTAATATTAAGAAGTAAAAAATAGAAAATATTAAATTAAAAAATTTTTTATTTAATATTTATAATGCTTTGAGGTTGATTTATAAAATTGTACAGGAATTGCTTAACAAATGTTAAGCAAATTTTGTTTTAAATCAGTATATAAATACTCGTAGTCTCTGTCTTTCCGCCATATATATTCAGATAATCTATGAAACATATATGATTCATTAACATTGTGACTTTCTACTCTTCTTAAAAAACTATATGTAATTGAGAGTTGTCTTATGTCTGATTTAGAATAAATTTTTTCTTTCTCCCCTCTCAAAATTGTATCGGTTACAAAAACGTAATTATTATAGACGTAAAAAAATGCATTTTTATCATAAAATTGACGGTATCGTGCAACTTGAGGTTTTTCAAAGAAATGTCTTTTCAGTTCTTTTAATTGCCTTTCATACAACATTCTCCTAAAAATCAAATAGTAATTACAAATGCAACTTTTATTAAGCCTTAATAATATTGCAACTTTTTGAGGTGGAATTTCTAAACAAAAACTTTTCATAATAATTTCTTTTTCATAATCTTCCCTAAATTCAAACATTGTTTCGATTCTTTTGGTTTCAATTCTTTTTTGTTTAAGATTTTTAGCAGAAAGGTACACAACTAAATCTCCTTTTATAGAAATCGCACCTTCATTTTTTAATTCTGATATGCATTTTTTTATTATATTAGTATCAATTTCAAGAATTGAAACTAATTCGTTAAGCGTAGTTTTTTTGAGCCGGCGGCATAATTTTAATACTTGGTCTTTCATTGAACCTCCCTTTCAATATTTCTTCTGTTATTACATTAAATTTATTAGTTCTTGCTTGTTTTTCCAACTGTTCCAAAGTCTGAACAATTTTTCTGAACTGGTTGGTGCGTGTTGCAAGATATGTTATTGCATCTTCACTAAATTCAAGATCTGTTATTTGATTAAGAATATCTCTTAAATCTTCTTCGTTATAATGTTCAAACCTTATCTTTTTAAATAATCTATCGTCAAAATGTTTTAATCTTGATATTTTTTTATCAACGAATCCCATTCCTGAAAGTATAATTGGCGAACCTGTGTTATCTTGAATATCTCTTAAAATTTCAATGGCATTTTTATAACCAAATAAATAATCAACTTCATCAACTATAATAATTTTAGGATTAAATCTTAATTGCTTTAAAATTGCATTAAAATTATCTTGCATACTAAAATAAGGATTTATTTCCAACTCCTCCATAATCAGTTTTAATAAACCATTTTGAGTAATATCATTATTTGCTCTAATATAAATGGCATCATTTTTCGTAGCCCACCATAATAATGTTTTAGTTTTACCTATTCCATGGTCACCGTAAACAAGAGCAAGTTTTGGAATATTTGGCGGAAGTTTTTTTAAATCCTCCATTAGTCCGACAAACTTTTTGACGTTTTTTGTTCTAACAAATACATTTGCTTTCATCTGCTACCCTCCATATAAGTTGTAGTATTCATCACTTCTAATATAATCTGCGAGCCATTTCCTATCTTCAGGATTGGTGCATCCGTTATTCATTAACCACTCGTATTTTTCAAAATCAGAATCAAACATAGGTTTATTCATCTGTTTTTCACGAGGGGTTAATTTATGTTCACAAACCGTTTTTTCAGGTTCAATTTGTTCTATTTCTAAAACCGACTCCGGCTCAATTTCTAAAATCCGAAGTTCCTCTTTTGGGAATGTTTTCTTAATTTGTTTAACCAATTTATTTTTAAGTTTTTGTTGCTTTTCGTACTGATATTTGTATTCTTCCATATCTTTTACAGTTCCAAGAACACGAGCCATCGGGTGAACTTTTCGTACTCTGTTGGCAACACATAAAAACTCACCTTTCGTGGAATATACATTAATTTTTGATAAATCAAATAGACTATATCTAATATTGACTTTGTCCCGGATACCGAGAATTGCCTCACTCCTGTAATGCATATTTAAGAATGTAATTCCATGTTTATTTATAGTTCTGCCTTCGGTTTTCATCATCAAATCATCGAGTCTTTGAATATCAATGTTTTGTTTTTGAACGCTATTTAAACACTCTTTGATCGTTTTAGTTCTATCGTTCGGGCAGGGTTGATTATTATGAAATTCAATCCAACTATTAATATATCTACTTGCTTCCGAAACTGTCGGAATATGATTATTAGTTAATTTTTGATGCCATTGTGCGTGGAGTTTTTCACCTCTTTTTAGCCACGCCGGCTTATCTTCAATTGAAGTCCCAATGTAGCTCGGCATTCCCTTTTCAAGTTCTTCCTGAAATTCCCTGAAAAATCTTTCTATTACTTTGGCTCTTGCGTTGTAAGGTTTTGCAAAAACTGAATGTATATTTAAGTTTGCATAAACTCCGTTAAACAAATCTTCTTCAAAATCTACATTTTGGAAGAATCGAGATTTGAATGCTTTTCCGTTATCCTGATAAACTACTTTCGGAATCAAACCTAAATTAATAATTGCATTCCTTAAGGCTGATGCAATACATTGAGTGCTTTCAGTCATCATAATTTCATATCCGACAAGTGCTGTTGATTTCCAATCTAAAAAACCGACAAGAGTTGCTCTTGTCGGTCTGCCGGTGAATGGATTTATTACTTGGAAGTTTAGAACGTGTCCGTCTGCTACAATTACATCCCCAACTTCAATTTTAGAAATATCTCTTTCGATATATGGTTCAACTTTATCGTGATATGCTTTCATTCCTTCTCGTCTTAAAACCCACTCTGCGTAGTTGTTTTTTCTGAAGTTTTCTGCATATCTTTTAAATGATAAATCGCAGGGAAGATGTTCATAACCTCGTTTTTTTAATATCTCTTTTGTTAATTTAATTGCTTTTCCATAATTATATTTGCTTGGGTGAAGTAATAAGGTTAATAATATTTGCCGCATCTCATCATTCAGAATTGAATTATATTCACCCTGTTTTGTATATTTATAATTTGGTTGTAAACATTCCGCACATTCATGCTTTTCATATTTCCTTAACCAACGGTGGAGAGTTCCAATAGAAATTGCTCCAATAAATCGATATGCTTTTGGAAGATATAATCCTGAATTATATAAATCCAAAAAATCCGAATCAGCTTGTTTTTTAGTCGTATATTTTTTCCTAAATTTAATTAATGCCAACACAATATTTATTCTAAAATTCGCAGTAATTTTTGCATTATCTGATACAAACTGCTGTGGCTGATAATTTAAGGGAACAAGTTCCGTAGATTTATTTTCATTCTTTCTTAATTTATCCTGAAGTTCAGGTTCTAAACTTGAAAATAAAATTTCATAACTTGTACCGCCATTAACCTGAACCTCTCTTGAAATATATTTACTTTCAGGTTTATTTAATTCTAAACGAAGTGAACGGGTGCTTTTTAATCCCTTTGCTTCTGCTACATCTTTTATATTTATATATATATTTTTCATGGCACAAACACATTAACTCCGAAGTCTAAAAATTGGAACACGACTTCCGACCATTGTGTCAATTTGTATCCTAAAATTTTTGTACAGGAATTGACAAGAATTTGTACAGGAATTGACAAAATTCCCAAAGTGGACTCTGCCCGAAAAATAAAACTAACTGTTAAATTCAAACAACAAGCCGAAACACAGTAATATAAATAATAAAAGCCAACTAACCCGAAGAATACTTCTAACCGTTAAGTCCGCAAAAAGAGAATTTTAGTCCATGAATTTAACACCTAGTTGTATTCCTTCCGACCACTAAAACTCAAACAACGAGCGAACTTTCCCAAAGAATACAACTGACCGTTAAAATCAAAACGGTCATTAAACTATACTTGTCAAATCGGTAAAATGCTGGATTCTTCGGCACTTCGTACCTCAGAATGACGAAACATCTTCCGAGCAAACTGCTCAAAAAAATACAATCGAACTCCCTGAAAGCTCATCAGGGCAACAAAAAAGAGCCTCTAAAAAGGCTCTTGATTTAAATGGCGGGAACGACGAGGATCGAACTCGCGACCTCTTGCGTGACAGGCAAGCGCTCTAACCAATCTGAGCTACGCTCCCATTTACTTGGTTATGAACTTATTATATTTACTGAATTTTAAAATGCAACTTTTTTGTAAAATATTTGTAAACCTTTGATATAATTCGGTTTTACAGGCATTTTTATAAGAAAGAATTTTTTTCACCTGAAATTTTATTATTAAAATAATTTAATCTTGTTATATTATTAGTATATGAGGAATTTGAGAGCAAAAGGATATTTAAACGGTGTAATCGCATCAACAAGCTACGGAACTAATCCGTTGTTTGCGCTGCCGCTTTTTGCAAGAGGCTTTGGCGTTAATTCGGTTTTATTCTACAGATACTTTTTTGCAGTTGTGATATACGGAATTTTTCTTAAATTCTTCAAGAAAACCGATTTAAAAATTTCTTTAAGGGAATGCGGGGCGCTGTTTGTTTTCGGCGTGATTTTTTCGCTGTCATCAATTTTGCTGTTTTACGCATTTCAATTTATCGATTCGGGAATAGCATGCACTATATTATTTATTTATCCGCTTATGGTAGCGTTGATTTCAAGGATATTTTTTAAAGAGCATTTGCCAAAAATTATCCGGCTTGCGCTTTTTATGGTAATTGGCGGGATATGCCTGCTCTATGACGGGGACGGCGCAAGAACCTTAAATATCAAAGGGGTAATATCAGTTTTAGCTTCAGCACTTGCTTATGCAATTTATATGGTCGGAATAAAGTATTCAAAAGCCGTAAAACATATCAAGCCTGATAAATTAACGTTTTATGTCATGCTTTTCGGGTTGAGCGTGTATGTTTGGAATTTGAAATTCTGTACTCAATTGCAGCCGCTAGATTCGTGGTTTGTGTTTATGTGTGCATTTATGCTTGCGCTTTTCCCGACGATAATTTCGCTTGAAACAATTACGTTTGCGATTAAATGTATCGGAGCTACAAAAACGGCAATACTCGGGGCTTTAGAACCTTTGACGGCATTGTTTTTCGGGGTTTTGCTTTTTGGCGAACACCTGACGATAAAAATTGCTGCGGGAATAATAATTATTTTGTCGGGGGTGATAACCGTAATATTGCATAAGGACAAAAACCCGACAGCAAAAATTTAGCATGCTGCAAAACGTTAAAATTTCTGAATTTATGCGTAAGAAATTTTTTAAAATTATTATTTAAAGGCAAGTTTTAAGTGCTATGACGGAGTAAAACAGTTCCGGCAGAACGTTTTTAAGATTTTGTAAAAAATATTTTAAAAAAAATTAAAAATATTTTAAAAAACCCCTTGATTTTTATTTTTTTAGGAATATGATAAGAAATGTGCGAAATGCATGAATAAGTTTTGAAAATATAAATAGCAGGTTTTTAAAATTTATTAAAAATACTACTTGACAATAAAATTTTAAGTAGTATTTTAGAAGAACCGAGATATAAACCTCGGTTAGAATTTATCCCAATAGCTGATGTATAATGCGTAGGCGTTGGGCGCTGAAAAATCGGAACATTGAAAACAGAATAGCTGCACCCGAGCAGAGGCATGAGCGAAAGCGAAAGGTGAGTAATTATGCCAATAATGAATATTTTGGCTAATTG